GATTATTGCCGTAAGTTTTGTGAAGAAGTGCCGCTAAATTGGCCATTCGGATGTGTTTGTCGTCCATGCCGACGAGTTCACCCGATCCGCACCATTTGGTGAATTCCCCAAAAGGTGTTGCTTTTGCTATCACCGTATGGTGATATTCGGCCATGGAGCGCAAAGAACTGACGGTATTGAAAGAATACCTGGCCGATCTCTCTATTGAGGATCGGGACAAGTTAGCTACGGCCTGCGACACGACGGCCGGACACCTTAAAAATGTTGCTCATGGTTCCCGGTCGTGTTCGGTCGAGCTGGCCATCGCGCTAGAGCGCGAGACAAAGGGGAAGCTGCGTTGCGAGGATCTGTGTCCAGACGTTGACTGGAAGTACCTCCGCACCCGCGGCGCTGCGCTTTCAGCGCGCACGTCATTGGCCTGATCTGCGATGCCCATTCTCAAGGGGGCATTCCGCGCATCGGCACGACTTAATCTGCCACATTCTGTTAAGGACGCGCTGTGAGCGTCCCGCTCAAGGACTTCAGCGTCGGCCTGTCCGATTCCATTCATGCCGCATTGGAAGCCGAAAGTCTCGCGTTCGATAAGACCATGCAGGTCATCGCGCGCGAAATCCTGCAGGAATGGGCGGATCGCAAGCATCACGCCTACACGGTATATGCGCGTCGTGTGCTCTCCAACGGTATGCAGGGGGAGTTGCCCGGGCTGGAGACCGAATTACCCGGGTCGACGACCGGAAATGCCGGAATCCAACGGAAAGGGCCGAAGCGATGAACCGCTTCCAACTCCTGCGCGCCGTAAGTCCGCTGCATTGGCTGTACTGCTGTCTTTACGGCCGCCGCGTCGCGACAGGCATCTGGCATATCAGGCGACTGGACCGCATCGCGGACAAGCAGGGGTTCACATGAGCCTGCGCGCCGCACCACGCCACACCATAGGCCCGTGGCGATGATTTGCACTTTCGCCTCACAACTGTCCTTCGGCGCGACGCTGGGACTGGTGATCTATCCACCCATAGCCGGTGCGCTGCTGATCATGGGCGCCTATCTGGCCGAGAAGATACTCAGCGGTCTTTTTCCGAACCGGAAAGGGGAGAAGTAGCCATGCGCTCCACGATATTCAGAAGTGGAACGAGCAGCCGCAAGCTCAACGCGATCGATGCGCCCACTGCCGTGAGAACGCCCATAAAGAGATCAGCTCGACCGATCGGCGTCCTCGACATTAATAACCTGCCGCCGAACAACGCGATTAAGGCTGTTGCCCCGTATGTGAGGAACCTCTTTTGCAGCCATGCGTACAGGCGTTGGCGCTTCTCCCAGCCAGCATCTAAGGCCTTTGTCAGCACATACAGAAGCAGACCGGCGATGCAGGTTGAGCCGGCCGAGATCAGTGATTGGAGCACAGTTTTCTCATCCATTGTCCGTCCTCTCCGTGTGTGTTTTGAACCTTGCACTTCAAGGCTAGCACGGGGTAGGGCGGGCCCCATTGGTGGCGGCGAATGAATATCCGCGCCGCATTCCGAGTTCTGTTTTACCGCGAGGACGAAATCCTATCGCGGCTCGATCTGATTCTTTCAACCCTTCAGGAGATCAAGCGAATGAATGCCCAAGTCAGCACCACTGTTCAGCAGGCCGTCGATGAGATGACCGCGGCGGTCGCGGCCGAGACCACGCTCGACGCCAGCATCGATACATTCATTGACAGCGTACCGGACCTGATCGCCGCTGCGGTCGCCCAGGCCCAAGCCAATGGAGCGACGCCGGCGCAGCTCGCGGCCTTCGATACGCTCACGCAGACGATGACCGCGAACGCGGCGACAGTGAAGGCCGCTCTCACCGCCAACACGCCCGCCGCCGCAGCCTCCGGCACCTAACCCGGCAGACAGGGATGGTCGACAGGGGAATGATCGCTCGAGTAGGGCGATCCCGCTTCGCATTGCCAGCACGGATCAGTGCGGCAGTGACACGCAACTGTGCGATCCCCGCACAGGCACAGGATAGCCGCACGCTGTTCCGCGGCTGTCCATTCAACGCCGGCGGCCTTCGCCGGCGTTTTCTTTGGGGCCTGACATGAGCGCCACAGTGAAGGAAAAGGCAGCCCAGAGGACCGAGCTAGATCTCAAGATCGACATGCTATGGCATCGCTTAGTTTCGGCTGAGACCCTCGAATTGAGGTGTCATTACGGGCGGGAATTTACGACCGCCATTCGCGCTCGAAACGCGGCACGTTCGATCGATGAGGTAGCGAGGCTCGAGCACGAGCGTGGACTGGTGCCATTTACGCAGATACGCGGTGCCGAATCAGGCAAACCGCTGACGTATTCCGAGCGCCTACGAGATCCGCGCTGGCAGCGACGGCGCCTGGAAATCATGCAACGCGCAGGCTTCATCTGCGAGGAGTGCGTAGCCCAGGACCACCGCACACTGAATGTTCATCACAAGGTCTACCGCCGCGGCGCGATGCCCTGGGAGTACACCGATGACGAGCTCGAATGCCTGTGCGAGGACTGCCACAGGAAGCGACATGCGCATGTGTTGGGACAGCACTGATGGCGAAGCAGCAGCCATTTCTGCCGCTGTTTTTCGGCGATTTTATGGCTTCAACTGCCGAGTGGAAGGGCCTGGAAGCCTCACTTTATCTCACGCTTTTGGGCTACGAATGGTCAATCGGAGACCTGCCAACAGAGCCAGCAAGACTGTGCACGTTGGTGCGGTGGGACCGAAAAATGTTTGACCGATGCTGGCCACAAGTTGCGGTCAAGTTTGTCCAGCGTGGCGACCGGCTGGTCAATGAACGCCTTGAAATTCATAGAGCTAGGGCTGTGGAGATCGCCGGCAAGAACTCTGCGTCAGGTAAAAAAGGTGCGGAAACCCGATGGCACAACGATAGCGACCGCCGCAAAAGCGCCAATGGCGCAGATATGGCGAGCGCCATAGAACCGCCAATGGCGGAGCGCCATGCTAAAAACGATGGCGCTCAGAATGGCAATCCAAACCATCCCATACCATCCCATCTTAAACCCAAGAGAGAGAGCGCTTCTGCGAAGCGCGCCAAACCGGTCAAGACCACCCTTCCGACCGAATTCCAGCTGGACCATGAGCTCAGGCAATACGCCATCGATCGCCTACCGGACGTCGATCCGGATGCGTTGATGGAAAGCTATCGCGGCAAGGCCATAGCCAAGGGCTGGGAGTATGCAAACTGGCGCCAGGCGTTTCAGGACTACGTGCGCAACGCCATGCCGAGCTCCGGGCACTTTGCCGCAGGCCAGTACCCCCGCATCACAAAATCTCAGGCGGCCGTCGTGCCGATGTTCCGATGAGCACCTGGGCGGATCTCAAGACGCTGCGCGATGCCGGACACCGACCGGCCCACATGCTCACGGTCTTTGCTGGGGCCCATCGCAACTTTCGAGCAGCGATGATGGATATCGGCGCCATGGTGATCGATCACGCACCGGGCAAGTCGATCCCGCTGGAGCTCCTAGGCGGTCTCGACGTGCTGCTGATGTTCAGTCACTGCGGGCAGGCCTCGGAGCTCGCATCGCGCTTGTCGACCGCGAAACATCCGCCGCGCCGCTGTCGCGTGTGGTGCGAATGCAGTCACGCGCTGACCGTGCTGAGCGGCCCGTGCCCGAAGGAGGCGGCATGAATCGCACGAAGATCGGCGGCATTTTCGTTCGCACCGATGACCCTGCGTATCTCGAGCACCAGCTCGACGCGCCGGCCCAGGTGTTCAACCTGGAGACGCTGAATGTCTCCGAACTGCGGATCGCGTATCGGGATAAGCAGCGAAATTTCAGCACTTGCCCGGTCGATCCGGACGGCCGCGTGCTGCGCTTCTTCCCCGGCGGTTTCACGATCTGGTCCGGCTATCCTGGTGCTGGCAAGACGACGTTGCTGCGCCAGCTCGCCTGTCACCTGCTGCACAAGGATCAGTCCGTTTTCGTCTGCTCGCTCGAGGAGACGCCGATGGATGTCTTCATGCGCCACGCCTGTGTCGCGCTCGGCACCGACAATCCCAGCGATGACGGCCTGCAGTGGTGCGCGGATGTCTGGAGCGATCGCTTCAAGCTATGGAATTACCGGCCGGCAAGCGGCGATGCCGGGCACCAAAAGATATTCGCAGCGATCCGCGTGCTGGCGCGCGACTACGGAGTTCGCCACGCCATTATCGATTCGCTGATGTGCCTTGACGTGCCCAGCAGCGATTGGGAGGCGCAGCGGCTTTTCACCCAGGCGATGGCCGCGACGGCTGAAGTATCCGGATGCCACATTCACCTGGTGGCGCATCCGCGAAAGCCCGCGCAGGGAGGCGCCGAAGCTGACATTGGCGATGTAGCTGGTTCTGCGGATCTAGGCAGAAAGGCCGACAACGTGTTGTTCGTCAAACGCGCGACCAACGAGTCGGCGATCGTCGCAGACGGCCGCACGCCGATGCTGGTTTCCATACGTAAGCAGCGTTACGGGACAGGGGACATCAAGGACGTTGCCGGTTGGTTCAACCGACAGCTGCGGCAATTCACGCTGAATCAGTTTCAAGATCCCCCGACCCGCTACTTGCCAGAAATGGCTTATGAGCGGCGCATCGCTGCGGAGCCGCTGGAGCTCACATGAAACCCACCACCGCATACCGCGGCCTCGCCATCACGCTGCTCGCACTGGCCGTCGTGAACGTGCTGCTGGTGTTGTCGCTAGCCAGTTCGACCCGGCAGAACATCCGACTGCTCGCATCCGTCAACGGACTGCTGGCCGCCGATGCGCGGCTCAAGGACGTAGCGTCGAAATTGGAAACCGCCGATGCCTTGCTGAACCTGGACTACCAATCACTCGCGTCTGAATGCCAGCGCGAGATTGCAGAGCACACGTCACCGCTGAACACAACCGAAGCCATAGCGGGGAGCACGCAATGACGCGCCTGATCGATCGGCTGCAAGCGATGCGCAACACGCTCGCGCACGACGAATACAGCGCGGGCGATGCCTGTCCGCGCGACGTGCGGACCAAGCTGCGCCGCATGGACCGATGGCTTGCCGTGTTGCGCGCAGTGCAGGGGAGGATGCCATGCTGAGCGAACCGCAGTTCCGTGCCGGTGACCTGGCGATTGTCGTGTGTTCGGATGACCCGAACGTGCGCGTCGGTCAGGAAGTGATGGTCATGCGCGTGCATCCGTTTCCGGATTGCATATTCGGCTTTGATTACGAAATTGAAGTGCCGGGTACGGCTAGCCGGTATGTCTGCAGACACCGATGCCTTAAACGCAGACCGCCTCCGCCGATTGCGAAAGTGGATTGGATGAGCCTGTGCAAACTCACACCTCGACAAACGGAGATCGCGTGAACAACAAATCTGTCCGTCGCACAGCGCCCGCCAAGGCACCGATCCAAAGCGAAGTCATAGCGGTGCTGATGAAAATGGAAGCTGCATTCGATGCACGGCTGCGTGCGATCGAGGGTCCGGTGGAAGGCCTGCTTATGGCGCATCGCGGTCTCGGTATCCGCTTCGATGGACTGGAGGCGCAGATCGGAGACGTACACACGGAACTGAAAAAGCTGGCCGATGAGAACCGCCAGTGGCGCCGGCACTGCGAGCGACTGCTGCGTGCGAAGGAATCGCTGCTCGAGGCGCTGGGCCGGCAGTCGTTCAACCAGGCGGTATCCATCGAAGGGCTCAACACGGATGACATCGCGCGAGCACTGCGAGAAGTGAAGGACGGCCCGATGCACCGGAATGCTGGCAATTAATTCGTTCAAACAATCAGGGGAAATTCATGCTGACGCTTTCACGACGCGACTGCAAACTCGGCTCCAAACAATCCTCGGACACGAAGGAGGCGGAAGGCGCTGCCGAACCGCTGCGCATGCTCACGTTCGAGATCGAGGAGATGATGCTCGACAAGAACGAACTCAATGCGCTGCTGAGCGAGCCACACGCACACGGCGTGCTGTACGACACCGGCGCGCGTCCTGTCGAGCCGTACCTGAAGTGCTTCAAGGCGCTGGAGTTCGAGGCCGTCACGAAGGGCGCGTATGTCGAACTCGCGTTCGGTCTGGATACCGAGATCAAGTTCACAGAATGCACGCTGTCGAAAATTAAGCTGTCGCTGCGCGTCGGCGGACTCACCGCGCTGTCGTGCAAGGTGACCACGGCATCGGTGCTCGACGACACACTGCCGCTGCTGTTCGAGCAGTTCGGTAAGGCGATTGAGTGCGAGCTGCGCGCAGAGCCGCCGGGTGCTCAGCAGGACTTGCCGCTGAACAAGTTCGAGGGTGACGACGCGCCGAAACCGCCCAAGTCCAAACCGGTGCGACGAAGCACGAAACGCAACGGTAACGGCAGACCGCACGCGCGGCATTGAGGCGCCACCATGAAACAGCTATCCGCAATCCTGGCCGCCGCACTGATCGTCGTGCTGTCTGGCTTTACCGCAACCACTTACGACCCGGCGAAAACGAGTCTGCAGCAATCCATCCTCGTGTTCATCCAGAGCAACTGCCCGTCAGGCGAAAACCCTACGCTGATCGCCTGCTATCACGCTCGCGCGCAAACGGTCACGCAGATCGTCGGTACGGTCGAGGCGATCGCGAAGCAGCCGAAGGCGACGCTGGCCTCGGTGCACGCAATCGCAGACAGCGCAATTGCCAACGCTCGCATCGAGGACGTACCAGCGCTGCGCGTCTTGCTCAAGCAGGCTGTCGCGATCATCGACCAGAAGATCGGCCAGCACGGTACCGGGGCTCTCACTAAGCCGCAGCGCGCGGTTATCGCCTCGGTAGGTGCGTGGGTGACGGACGTGTCGGAGAACTATCCGTTGAGTGCACCGGTCACGAATCACGGCGAGGGACTGCGCGACAGTGCGGGCAAACCGATCATGAACGTGGTGCCGGCCCGCAGTCCCTGATGCCAAACAGCGCGACATTTCGGCTTGAGTACCCGCCGACGGCGAACAATCTGTTTCGCACGTTGACGAAGGGGCCGCTGGCTGGGCGTCGCGTGCTGACCGGGGAGGCGCAGGCTTACCGCAAGGGCGTCGGCCAGCAGCTCGTGGCGCAGCGCGTACCGCGGCGAGTGCTGACAGGCAAGCTGACGGTGAAGATCGTCGTACGACCTCCGGATCGGCGCGCGCGTGACCTCGACAACGTTTGCAAGGCAATTCTGGATTCGCTCAAGGTCGCGGAATTGTTCGCTGATGACAGCGATATCGACGAACTGTACGTAGTGCGTGGCACGCCGCAGAAGCCCGGGCACGTTGTGGTGAGCGTGGCGGAGATCGCTGGCGAGGCGACGGATAGCGGCGAGCTCTTTGGAGCCACGGCATGACCGACCTGCAGGTCACCTACCAGCTCATCACGCACAAGGCGGAGATCGTCTTAGTGCCGTCCGCGCCATTGACCACGATGTCGTTTACGCCGTCTCAGGCGCGCGTGCTGGCCGCTGCGCTGGTCCACTTGGCCGATACGCTCGACGGTAAGCCTGCGGCGAAGCAGGCGCTGCAGTGAGCGTGGAGCGCGAATACAACGCCATCGGGTGGAGCGAGCGCGAGTTTAGGATTCTGCGCAGTGAATATCCGCGACTCGGCGCCAAGGAAGTTTCCAAACTGCTCCCCGGGCGCACCCCCAAGGCCTGCAATCGCATGGCGTGTAAGCACGGAATCCAGCGGGACCGACGGCTGAAGGGCCAAAATATCCCTTCGTAAATTCGTGCAGCCGTTGTAGTTTCCGTCGCACATCAAAGGCTTGCGACAGGGAACCGCTTGCTCAATACCCGCTTCAGGCGTGGGAGCTACGTACTGTGGATTGATCGCCACGGCACAACCGTCTACTGGCGCGGTGACTTCGACGACTGCTACATGCCGCGCGAGACCCCGACCCTGAAGCTGGCCGCGGTGTTCATTTCCGCCGCCCACGCGTACTGCTGCGCGAGACCCCACAAGCGGCTGTACGATTTCCATACCCGGTGCATCAGCGCGATCGCGCGCTCCGCGGCTCCCGAATGGGATGCGCATTTCAGCGACCGGCTCGTTGCGAGGATTCTCAAACCCGGATTTGTCTTGGAGGGTAGCGAATGAATGCAGCGGTCGATTACTTCAAAGCCGAACAACGGGAGAGTCGCGTGACCGAGGATGCCCCGCTATTCCACAGCGCTTTTCATGCCCTGCGCTTTGCCGTCACGCGGATCGGGGCGGCATCGCGTCCGATCATGAACCGCATGACCGACAAGAACATTGCGGAGACCGGACTCGGAGGCCTCGATGGCGCCGCCCAGGCCGGGATCATCATGTCGGTGATCCACCCGCTGGGGAGCGTGGCAGAAGCCGCCCTGATCGCGTCCTGTGCGCCCCATTCGCTGCCCTGTGCATGTCGCAAGGCCTGCTGTTCGGGACGCACGTTCAACTGGGTGTGGAATCAGGCGATCAGCAGCCTGTGCGAGAGCGCTGCCGTGTACCTGATACCGGGTACCGGCAAGCGCGCCCACGTCGTGGTCACAGAGCGGGCTTCATCGCTCACCAAGCAGTTTCGAGACGAGGATATCCGCGAAGGGCGATTCGAGCCCGGGATCAAACTCGGCGCCATCCTCAAAATCTATGGGGCCAAACTGACCATCGTGAACATCGCGGAGAGCGGCGGGGCGGATGCCGATATGGTCGGGCGGCTGCATCTGGCCATGCATCGCTGGCTCAAAGGCGCGCCGCGCGGGAAGGGCGGTGACGCTGTTGTCGGGGTCGAACCGGAGGCGTGGCAGAACGCGGAAACCGTGCTGCGCAACGCCAGAATTGTGGGGTAGCGGCTGTCAGTGAAACGCTCAGGAGGGCATCGGCAAGATTTGACTTCCGATAAAAGGTCGGGTACATGTCTGCACCAACGCTAGAGGCCCTTACTGCGTCCGAAGCGATCTCGAGGTTCTGGCGTCTGCCTGAATTGCCCCCTCTACCACGCCGGCGTGAGTGGGTATATTTCCTGGAATCTCAATCGGTTCCGTGCCTCGTCAAGATTGGCAAGGCGCAATCACTGCGCTGGCGCATCCTCACCGCGCAGTACATGAGCCCGGCGCCGCTCAAACTGGTCGGGGCTGTCAATGCTCCTGCGGGTACCGAGCGCATCATCCACGCGAAATTCAAGGCTTTGCGACACCACGGCTGGTGGTTCGCCGCTGACGATTCGATGCGCGAATTCATCGCCGAATTGCCGAAAGCCGGGCTGCTGCCGGCAGGGATGGCCGAGACCTGGTCCTCGCAGACCGGGATTGCGCTGATGCCGGAACGACGCCGGCGCCGCGGACCGAAAGCGCGCGGTTCGAACTCAGCGCTGATGCGGCAAGCTTTCGACTTCGACGAGATTCCGGCCCAAGACCCCCCCGTGGCCGGATAGCAGCGAGTGTCCTAACCGCTGTTCGACTTGCAGCCCGGATAACCTCCGGGCTTTTTTCTGTCACAACCTTTCGGGAAGAATTCTCATGGCGAAGCCTCATGCCGAAACGCACACCACGGCCAGCGCCCTGGTGGAGCGTGCGGCTGTGCTCGGTGTGGTGTCTGGTGTGCGCGCGGCACGCTGTTTCGACGCTGAGTCCAGTCCGATGGTGGAGACGCACTGATGGAGCCGGAGCCACAGGGAACGGAAGCCTCGAAGCTCGGTCGACCGAGTCCTTACCACCCCGACTTCTGTCAGAAAGCGGCGAACCTGTGCATTGCCGGCGCCACCGATTTCGAAGTTGCTGAAGCTCTTGGCGTTTGCGTTCGTACGATTTATCGCTGGAAGGCGGAGCACCCGGATTTTTGTCAGGCGCTGAAGGTCGGGAAGGAATTGGCCGATGAACGCGTGGAATCCTCGCTCTATCACCGCTCGGTCGGCTACTCGTACCCAGCGGTCAAGATCATGCAGAACGATGGCGCGCCGGTCATTGTTCCCTACATCGAACACGCGCCTCCGGACATCGGGGCCATCACGTTGTGGCTGACCAATCGACGCGGTGACAAGTGGCGGGCAAAGCAGGCCCTCGAGCACACCGGACGTGATGGCGTGCCGCTGTTGCCGCCCACCTTCCGCATGACCTTTCCCGATGTGGCGCCTGGGGATCCCGCTCCTGATGCTGCGCCGGCGCCTATCGATGAGTCAGACGACACCGAGTGAGTTACTGCCGCCGAAGCTTCGAGATTTGTTCTTCCGGCCAGGACGTAATGGCAGCATCGAGTACATACCCAGCCGTTACAAGGTTGCGCACGGCGGCCGCGGATCTGCCAAGTCGTGGGGGTTCGCCAGCGTAGCGGTGATCCTCGCGACGCAGCGCAAGCTGCGCGTGCTGTGCGCTCGCGAAGTGCAGAGCTCGATTCGCGATTCGATTTACCGATTGCTGTGCGATCGGATTGAGGCGCTCGGCTTCAGTGCCTATTTCGATATCCAGCGCGAGGGCATTCTCGGCCCGAACGGGTCTGAGTTTACTTTTGCCGGCGTCAAGACCGATCCGAACAAGATCAAGTCGGCGGAAGGCATCGATATCTGCCTGGTGGAGGAGGCGCACAAGGTCTCGGACGAGAGTTGGCGGATTCTGATCCCCACGATTCGCGAGTCTGGTTCTGAGATCTGGCT